ATCGAATACAAAATCTACGTCACCGCCAAATACACCATTATCGTTATACTGAACTTGTGTGTTACTGCCACCAGGAACTGCGGCGCCACCGTTGCCGCCGGCTGCCCAAGTAAGACCACCTACTCCATCTGTTTGTAAGAAGTAGCCGTTTAGTCCACCTGTAATGCTAAGTGCAGAAACATCACCTAAGGTTAGTGTATTTCCGTTCCATGTAACATTAGGTACGCCACCAAAAGAGCCGGCATTATTAAACTGTATTTGTGTATCGTTACCACCAGGAGTACCTGTAAACGATGCACCATTTGCAAATCTGTAGTAAGTTGCATAAACAACATTAGCAGTAACGTTTCCAACTGTGTTAACGTTAGTAACAACATTGCCGTTGGCATCTATAACTGCGACTGGCGGTATCCCAGCGGAGTAGCCCGCAATACTGTTAAATGGATCTGCTGACATTATTCTATTTCCCTTATTACATATTTATCATAAACACGTATATTGGGTAGTCAAAAAAGAACCAACGGGATCTTTTTTCTAAATAGTAATATGCTTATACAACAACCACCTAGACCTATTTGTATCAACTGTAGAAACGCACTTGCTAAACCTAACGGCACAAGTAAGAGGGGCTTTGTAAAATGGCACAAATACTGCGCTGACTGTTCTAAGGGCATTTATAATCCTAAATATAAACACCTATTAGAAAAGAAAAGTAAATGTGATAAGTGTGGATTTGTCGCAGAGGATCGCTGTCAACTAGATTTAGTTTATAAGGACAACAATAAAAAGAATTTAGCAAAAAAGAATCTGATGACATTATGTGCCAATTGTAATAGATTGCATAAGAAAAAATCCAAAGTGAATAAGAAATCGTTATTGAATTTAACTGTAGATGCTGATATTAGAATTATTTAATTGATAGTAATTTTAATTTACTAAAGACCATACAATAAAAATATCCAATATCAAACTCAAACTTTTTACGACTCAATTTAACACTAGCAGGATCTAAATGATGATTGTTATGCAATTCTTCGCCACCTATAATAATACCCCAAGGTGATATATTACGACTGTTATCTTTAGTAATACCGTTTCTATAACCTACATAATGTCCAACACCATTGATAACGCCGGCTGCCCAAAAGGGTATCCATATCATTTGTATAACCCAAATCAATAATCCCCAAAGTGAGAAACAAAGTAAATTTACAATCAATAACAAAGTAATTCCTAACCATGGGTGCTTTGTATATACATTACGTTCTATCCAATCGTCAGGTGTCCCCACACCATACTGATTTACCATATCTTTATCTTTGGCTGCATTAGCATAAAGAAATGCGCCACCAAATAATACACGCCATATCCCAAACACTTTAGGACTATGTGGATCATTGAATTCGTCACTAAATCTATGATGCTTACGATGTATTGCAACCCATTCTTTTGTGACCATGCCTGTAGTTAGCCATAACCAAAAACGCATGAAGTGACTTAGTACTGGGTGAAATTGTATTCCTCTATGGGCTTGACCACGATGTAAGAATAATGTTACACATATAATAGTGATATGTGTTGCTATGAGGGTGTATAGGATTTCAATCATAGTTTATTTAGCCACAAAAAAGCGCACATAAAGTGCGCTTAATTGCCTTCCCATCCCGAAAGAAGATTTGATTACTGGAATGTGAGGTTCTGAACAGCGATCTCACCAACGTAGTCAGCAGCATTACCGAAAGATGATGCTGTGTTAGTTAATTCGATGTAACCATAACGTGTCATGAATGACACTACTGGTTCGAATGTTGATGGATCAAGAACAACACCACTGCTCATCAATGGAATGTATGGGCAGTAGAATGCGGCTGCGTCAGTCTCGCTTGAACCCTTATAACCAACTAATACAGGTTGTGTATCAGGAGCATATGAGTTAACGAATACACGCATTGCACCGTTCAATGTACCAACAAACTTAGTATTTGTTGGAGCCTCGAATGTACCTTCTGTTGTACGTGCAAATGCTGATGTTGTTGCTGACTGAAGAACAGTCAATGATGCTGGGCTAACAACACACCAGTTACCTGCGCCACGACGGGTACGTTGTGCGATCAAGTTAGCAACACGGTTGATCAATACTGCAAGGGCAGCATGCTCGTCACCAACATAAGTTGCAGTACCAGAAACTGTTGCCTGGTTGTATGTGAACTCAGTTGATGCTAATGTTGCTAATGACAACAAGATTTCTTGGTCAATTTCAGCAGTGATTTCTTGTGCAAGTGCTGCCATAATCTCTGCTTCAACGTCGATGCCATGCTGTGACTGTGCGTCCTGAGCGGCTTCGAATGTCCATCTTGCTTGTAACTTACGTGATTTGGCTTCAACAGCCTGACGTAAGATTTGTACGCTGATCTGCTTACCACCGTTACCTTCAAGCGTAGCAGTGTCATTACCAGTGTAGTAATTTGTGCTTGTTGCGCCTGATGGTACACGTGAGTATGCCTGAGCAATCTTGAATGGGCTCAATGCTTCTTCACCTGCTGTTACAGATGTTGCAGCTGCTGAGTTGTCAGTCAATGACTGTGCATAACGTACACGTAATGTGTGAATCTGACCAACTGGGCCGGTCATTGGCTGAACACCAACCAACTCGTTAGCAATAACTGTTGGCATCACACGACGGATAACTGGAAGAATAACGCGGTTTAATGTTGCGATATTACCTGCAGTTGTTGTACCTGCTGTAGATTCAGCAAGTAACTGTTTCTTTGTGTTCTCAAGGAGAACACCCATTGTTGAGCGGCGAGTGCCTTTTAAGCCTTCTAACAGGGCATCTTTGGTCTCGTCCCAACGGCTTTCTAATAGAACTTTTGACATTTTTAATTATCTCCTAATATGTCTTAAAAAATTAAAGCCCTGCCAGACGCTTGATATCGATAACGTTGTCACGTCCTTCGAAATCTTCTTTAACTTCTTTCTTGGCAGATTTATCCCCAGTAGCCTCTGTAATAACTGATTCAGTTAAAGTTGGCTTTTCGGCCTTCTTTACTTCTGCGCCAGTGTTAAGAACTGCTGGTAGATACTTATCAAAAGCATTCTTCAATTTTGGTGTCTGAACGCTTTCTAACAGGCTCTTCATTACTTGGGCCTTCTCATTGTTTAATGGTGCTAGAAGTTCATCTAGTACCTTTTCACGTTGAGTTGACTCTTTAATAATGCGAACTTCCTTTTCTTTGCTTTCCACTAACTTTTGTGCTTGCGCAACTTTGCTAGCGGCTTCGGCTAATTGTTTTTCCTTTTGTTGTAGTGTTGCGACTAACTTGCGAGTGTCTGCCTTCTCATTGAGATGAGTAACGCTGAATTCACTTGCAAATGCTTCGAACAACTTACGTCCAAAATTATTTTCCTTAGCCTGTTTGATATCTTCTTTAAGTTGTGACATTTCACCTTTGAGATGAGTGGTAACAATCTTATTGATTCTTGATGCACTTTCAGCAACAAATTTTGCTTTAAGTTCTTCAAGTCTCTTGCGACCTTCAGCAACCAACTTAACTCTTGCTTCAACGACTGCTTTCTTGTCCTGTGAGAATTCTTTGATTTCACGGGCAAGCGCATGTACAACGAACTTTTCAAGTTTTTGTTGATTTTCTAACATTGCTTTACGGTCTGAACGTAGTTCTTTGATTTCTTCTGCTAACTTAGTTACCATAAAATCATTGAACTTAGTAGCATGCTCACGCAACTGTAATTTTGCCTTTACACGATCCTCGTTCATTGCTTGTCTTTCTGTGTGAAATTCTGAAATCTCACTTGAAAGACTATCTGTTACCATCTTATCAAGGGCTTCAACCATCACACTTCTATCATGCTCGTAACGTTGTGCGAACTCTTCTCGTAGTTCAGCACGTACTTGCTCACGGGCTTCATTAAGTTTAACTTCCCATGCCTCATTGAGAGACTGGGCAACGTCTTCCTTAATCAATCCGCTTTCAAGTAATGGTTTGATAGCATCTAACATGCTGTTTTCCCCTTAATTGATTTTAAGATCCTTAATGAGGCGCATTACTTCCTCTTTAAGAAACTTTTCTACTTTTTTGTCGCCTTTAGCGTCCTTAGCAATATCCAACAACTTATGACCATGCCTCATATTCATCATGCCCTCATAAATTGCTTTAGGATATGCGTTTGGTGCGCTAGGTTGAGCAACAATATCCACTGTGATTATTTCAAAATCACTCACTTTGCCGTCCATGTCGTTTACATTACCTGATCCACGACTTGAAACGCCTAGTTTGACACCGCTAGTGAGCATAGTTTTTACTAACTCACCCATTGGTGTTGGTAAAATTTTCAATTTACCAAATCCGTTTGCACCGTCCATCCACATTTGAGTAATCATATGGGATACACGATCCAAGTTAATCTTTAGATCGTCCGGGTGATCTACTTCCCCTAACACTGAATAACCGCTTTGAATTTGCTCATTGAGAGTATTAACTGCATTCTCAATTTCAGAAACGGGGTAAACACGCTCATTTGCGTTCTTTACCCCACCCTGAATGAAAATCCCCTTCATGTAGAGTGATTTTCCATTATGGTCATCCATTGACTCGACCACCATGTTTGCGCGGTCAAATGTTAGATGTTCTTTGAGATACAAAGCCATTTGTTCTCAGTTTCCTTACTTAGCAACGATGCTCTTAGTATTTGCTCCGTTGTCGCCCTTCTTAGGAGCGGGAGCCTTACTTAAGTCAGCACCTTTATGTCCGGGAGCATTCTTAAACTGTCCTGCACCCTTAACTTGCGTTTCACCCTTAGAATATGGGTTGCTTGGTCCCTTAGGACTTGTTGGAACTGTTTCTGCTTGACCAGAGAATTTTACTGGCTTGCTGTCCATTCCTGCTTGTCCACTATTCTGTAAACCTGGGCTCTTTGTTTGAGCACCGTTGTCACCGTGTGTTACGCTAACTTTTTGAAGTTGCACTGCTTCCATCATTGCTTCTTCGCCTTCTTCGTCGGCTGCAACTTCTTCATCACCGCCCATGTCCTCTTCGTCACCCATGTCGCCGCCTTCGCCGCCCATGATTTCTTCGAATTCAGCCATCAACTGGTCTAATTTATCTTCGATGCGAATTACAGCATCTTCCATGCCTTCACCACCTGCATCGCCTTCGTCGCCTAAATCTTCTTCGCCGTCTGCTTCGAGGTCAAATACTTCTTCGTCCTCTTCTTCGGTTACTCCTGATTCTTCAGCATTGATTTCGTCAAGAAGGTCGCCAACTTGTCCTACCATTTGGCCTTCTTCCATGTCATCTTCCATGGACTCTTCGATTGCGTCCTCTTCCTCTTCGGCTGATTCTTCAATCGCATCTTCTTCGTCATCAGCGGCTTCCATCATCTCTTCGTCCATGATGGACTCATAGATTTCGCGGCTCTTTTCGACTACGATTTCGTGAAATAATTCACGTGCTTG